CTTTAGAAGCAACTTGAATCGCTGAGTGAACCAGAGTTGGTGATGTCGGGAATTTCAAGAACAGTGGGTGTTTGATTGAAATCCGTTGGTGTCAAACTATTTAGAGGAATTGTGGGGGGTGTTGCTGTACCAATCGGGGCAACAGTAATAGTAGGTGTATTGATGTTGATAATTGTTCCAGGAGTAGTTGCTGGAATTGTAGAATTATTCTCTGGAATGAATACTACAGGAACTTGAAGATTATTAGGAAGTTGAGTTGGGTCATTCACAGAACCAATACCAGTAGTTGAGTCTGTAACAGAAACTGCTGCAGCAGGTGCAGGACTGCCACCTGTTGCAATTATATTAGTGGGACCAAAACAAATTTCCCCAGTATCATAATTAACAGTTCCTGCTGTATTATTAGTGTAAATTTTTCTAATTCCAGTATTATAGAACGTTCTTAAATTACCATAACCATCATCTTCAAACTGCTGGTCAACCCCAGGTCTATCAGCGGTTCTAAAAGTACCAGATAATAAAACTGGTTCTTTCTTACAATCTCCAGCATTATCTCCATCTTTACTAGGAGCACTATTGTATAGTGGAGAACCAGTAGAAATACAATACGTATTAGTTTGATTTGTAGTTGGTTTGATATACTTAAGAATGGTAACCTGTAGTGAAATATCATTGATGCAATTATTTGCTAATGATATTGCCTTCTCAAGTTGCTGCGCTCTAAACGTTGAGTTAAAGTTATTGATTTGAGTTTGCTGTCCCCACTCAATGACCGAATCATTAATATCGGTTTCTATTTGAGAAACACTAGAACCACATCCAGTATCATAAAGAGCGAAAATTTTCACATTGATATAAATTTCCTCGGGGTCTAAAATAACTGGGTCAATTGATGCCATTGCATATTTTCTTAAGGAGTTTGAAACTTCTTTTTTAGTGGCATCGTTGAGTAACGACCCTGTTCGTGTTTTAATTACAACGAAGACCTTTCCGTAAACAGGAGGAGATATAGTGTCGCCACCATATGCAACTACAGCAGCAGCATTAGAATAAATGTTTTTAGTGATGGTGGCATAATCTTGTGCGGTCACTGCTCTATATTGAGCAGAGTAGTACCTTGGAGCGTTGTACTTAATTGATTCTACAGTCTCAGCGGGTCTACCTTGCTGAGATTTGTCCTTAACAGAAAGTTGAACGGTTGATTCACCATAAACACTTCCAAGACTATCAATCATCCTACCAATGAAGGAAAATACCTTTACTTCATTTGCTTCTGGTCCAGAAGTAACCAAGTATTCAAAATTAATAACTTCCCCATCGGTCAGTGCTCTACCAACACTATTATCACCAAACTTTACCTCATATCTCATGTCTTCACCTTCCGACAAGAAATATGCTCTAGTAGTAGGAGTTAAATTAGTAATAGTATCAACTCTATTATAGACATCCGATTGAGTAGATGATTCGTTTGGTCTCACTCTAACCGAAAGAGTTTCAATATCAACATCTTCAGACGGAATTTTATAAGTTTGAGATGCGAATGTATTAACTACGTATGAAAAATTTAAAATACTTCCTTCACTAACTAACAAGTTATCAAATATTGCGATACCAGTTGATTGATTTACTGGAACCGTAACGTTTTCCAAGATATTCCAAATGTATGCACCACCAGTAGCAATAGGTCCCTTACTTAAAGTTACAGAACTGGGATACGCACCATTGACTAAATTAGTTTGAACAGTCAAGTACAAACATGCCTTTGAACTAATAATAGACCTAGGAACATAATTTAAAAGTTTTGCAATATTGACAATATTGTCTCTTACTGTTGCAGAAGGCAAAAATGCCTCGTTCAGTGCCATGTTAGCATTGAACGAGGTGTAGTAAGTGTTATATGCCAGTAAATCTATTAGATATGATAAAGAAGAGCCATCAAAATCATAATCCGTAAACTCAGTACGAGTTCGTAGATACGATTTGATTGAAGATTTAATATCTTCAAAATCTAATGCCGTTAAATTATTTGGTTGCATTACTCAGGTCTCTGTAAAACAAATTCTATTGTTTCAACAATCGGTAAACCAACAACTTTGTATTCAATAAAAACATTTAACTTGTTGCCTTCATAAATTGGCGTAACGATTACATTTTCGAGTTGTACTCTACTTTCATACTGATTAATGGTATTTATGATTTCTTCCTCAAGGGCATTAGCAGTAAATGCATCTAGAGGTTCAAACAACAAATCATTTACCCTAGAACCTACCAATGGTTGAAAGGGCTTCTCTCCTGGTGTCGTCAAAATCAAATTTCGTACTGCCTGTTTTATGGCATTTTCATTATTGATTGCAGACACGTCATCAGTAAATGGATTTTTGGCAAAATTAATTGCTAGGTCCTTAAATGAACGGGACCTAGCAAAGTCTTTACCCCCAATTTTCTTTAATGCCATTTATTTGGTAGGTTCATCAGTTATATTTATCGTCCTTGCCCACGATAACGCTTCTTTGCTTTATTGCGAGCAGTAGCAGCATATTTTGTATTTTTACCACGTCCCTGACGAGTCATCTTAGGACTACTTTCGATAGTTACTTTTCCACCTAAACCAATTTTTGCTCGTGCCATGAATTAAATTCCTCCTGTTGTCATTCCAATAAAAACGTTGATGCTTGCTCCAGTAACTACTGAGCTACATGGAAAAGCGGGTGTACCATCCCCTAGAGGGTCTCCAAAGACGCTTGCACGTCTTCCATTGATAAAGACACTTTTCTGTGTTGCAAAACACTTTCTAGAGTGTCCTATGGCAGGTTCTCGTCCTGCTGCAGTACCTATTGTACACCAATGAGCAGGATTTGTCACGGTTCCTGGTGGACAACCATTTGGAACACCAGTATAAGTTACTACCTGAACAGATGGTGTTGGGTGTGGAGTTAAAATATCCTGGTCTACAATAGGGGCAGTACCATTAATAAAAACATTTCGGAGTGCTCCAAGTGGAGTCGCTGGCGCTTGTGGAAGAGGTGGCCAAATTGTAGTGGCATTCATCAATGCAACTGATTTTGGCACAATCTTAATATCCATGGGAGGCATAGTACAACCTGGAAGTACACCACCGCCCAAACCTGGATGGTGTGTAGCTCCAGACCCTACTCCATGACCACTACAAGGTCCTTTATAAATTCCTGCTGCTCCTGCTGCCATAATTAGTCTGCGAATGGATTTCCGTATGCTGCAGCTGCTGCCGAAACTGTTCTAGCTGCTCTTGCAAAATCATGCCAAATCGTAATTGACCCCGACACTTCCCAGGCTTGACATCCTGGTCCCAAAAGACCAGACATGCTATACGTAGTTGTTGTAGAAGTATCTGTTGTATCTCCAGTTATAGGATCTGTCTCTGAAGTAGATGTTGTGCCACCTATCGTTGCTACTGGAGGAGAACAAGAGAAATGTTCGCAACCAATATCAACGGGAGTACAAGATAGACTTACATTGATAGTAGATTTCTTTTTAGTATCAGGGCGATATTGTCGTATGATGTATTTAGTGAATTTTGACGCTACTGGGAGGTTCGTAAAACTTCCCTGAACAGTTTCAACTTTAGATTCATCACCTACACGGTAATCTGGATATTTTTCTTGTGTAATACTGTCAATATTATTGATTGCAGTATCTTTAGATCTTTGCAAATCATCAACAAAAATCTGTTTGTAATCCGAAGAAATATCTACATCATCCAAATAGGTTAAATCGTGGTCAGGAACAATTAGATTTCTCAATGGGTCTGTTTGACTTGAAGTTAATTTTTGTTGAGGGAGCTGATTGACTCTTTCTCTATCAGGGTCAAGTTTAATATCAATAACAGGTTCTAAATTTTTTGCAGTACGTTCTTTTGGAACTTGATTGTAAGAATCTTCAATTGCCTTTAAATCTTCAGCAGATGCTTTAACCTGTCCCTCTGGAAGAGATTTTACAATACCTTGGAACTCCCCAACCAAATCATCTCTGAATGCATCGTTACCAAATGTTTCGGACGTATCTTCACTAAAATTAGTGATAATTAATTCTGCTCTACCAGTAGTATTATATCCTCTGCCTGGATTAACAATAGTAACAGAAGTTAAGACACCGCCAGTAATTACGGGTGCAAGTTCCGCAAGAACGTTATCTCCACCAGTTTTAGGACTAACTGCTTCAACATTTGGCAATCCTTCTTTGGTAGAAACAATTTCAAACCTCAGGTTATCTGTTTTAAGGTCCAATTCAAACTTTGCTTCACCATCATCTGTAGACTTTTTAGAAAGACCAGTAGCATTATCATTGGGAGCAGTGATTCCCAACTCAGGTTCTTGCTTCATTAGGTTTAAATTAGCGCCACCACTAGTAACTTCTCCTATTCGTACCCTTGCAGTTCCGCCAGAAATGGTAACAATATCACCTACAGCGTAGTTGCTACCTGCAGTATTGATAGTTATATCTTCAATTACGTCAGATAACGTGTTACCATCATCATCAAACACTTGTCCAATAGAAATATTTACGGTAAGTCCGCTTCCAGAACCTCCAGAAGTAGAAATATCTGTACCTCCAGTGTACCCAGACAAATCACTTTCGCTATTTAAATCAAAAAAGTCCTTAAAATCAAAACTATACGCACCAGAAGACAGATTTATATCTAAAATAGACCCATTTTCATTAAATTTTACGAATCCACGCGGGAGTTCAATGTCATTAAACACATCAGATGCGTTTTGATTGATATCTCCTGTTAAAAATTGGACCGATTTGTCCAAAAATTCATATAATCCAACTAAAATAGCGCGATCTACAATACCATAACCCGCAATTGCAGTAATAACATGGTCTCTACTAGAGGTATATTGAGTATCTTTGACAAAATCATTGCCATCTCCATCCAAATACACAACATGATACGGAAATTTACCAACTTCAGTGTGGAAAGCGCGGGTAATAGTATGTCCATTGAGAACATCACCAACCCTTAAGATGTCTGCACCTTCAACAACTTGTTGTGACGGAATATTCCCGACCGAAGTGATACGAATATACAGTGTAAGAGTGGTTAAACTGTTGTCAGGATGACGATGTTGGTAACTAATTTGGAAAACATCATTAACGGAGAACCCTGTTCCTGCATTTAGAATCTCTGTACATGTCCATTTAGTACCAGAAAAAACGGTTGGATCAACACTATTATCAAAAACTGGTTCAATCCTGAACTTTAGACGAAAATCAATTGCATTTACACCATCATTAATATCATAAATTTCAAAATCAGCAAAGTTATCTTCCCCTGCTTGCCATGGATTTTGACTTGATTCGTAAGTAATACCAGTAGTTCCGTCCCATGCATCAGCATAAGTTACACCATCATAACTTACTTCAAAATCTAATACACCATCAGGAGTCTGAGTTGAGAACTGGTCATAGGTAAATGCTAACTTATTGGAATTAGTCCCAAATCCAAATAAGGTCGGATGAGGACAATCAGGGTCTCCCGTTAAATCTGCGTCTGCAGTGTACCGTAATGTGGTACTTTCTGGACTACATGTAAATGCAGCACAAGGAATACAACGAATATTGGGTTGATCAGTACTACCGCTACTAGGTAGTGTTTGACTTCCTTCACCAGGAGTTACTGATGTAGTAGTAGTTGTTTGTTGAGTTTCAATGTAATAACATGCTGTTCCTACATGCCCAGCTTCATCTGAAGTATCATAAAGATAGGCAAACCATGTATCAGAATATCCAAAATCAAATGATAACTCATTTGGAGTGTAGTCTAGGTATATTGCAGTAGAAGTATAAGTGTCTCTACTGAACGTTAGAGGCGGACAAGGGTCTGTAAGTTGATCCTTGCCACATACCCCTGTTGGCGGTCCTTCAGCAGCATCATAGGTAACCGTTGTAGAAGGATACATGACGTGGTTATCACGTCTATCAGGAAGATTGTAGTTATTACTTCCCTCACGAATTGTCGCAATAGGATATTCAATAAAATCTAAAGTCACCCCGCCCGAAGATGGAGTATAGTAATAACAATGCTCTCTATTACTACCTCCTGATTCTTGACAAACGTCAAATTGATATCCTTGCGTCTTACAGGGCATTATCTTCTAACTCCCTAACTCTCCTATAAAGTTCATCAAAGTTTTGCTTTAAATTCAAATATTCATCATATCCTTTGGGTTTGTAGTATGTCTTATCAGGTGTGGGTAACTCATTTACATACTCTTCAATCTTGTGGACGCGCTCAGCAAGTGATTTGAGAACCTCATTAACTGCTATAAGTGCTTCTCCAATCTGATTTCCACTAACTTCAATAATTTCTTCACTCATCTTTTACTTTCCTTAATGTAAATGCAGTTCCATCTTCAGTGATGTCATACTCAAGTTCTGTGCCAACATCCCATCCCAATTCTTCACAGACTTCGTAGGGAATCGTGAGAATTAAATCTCCGAAATCATCTTCCTCTAAGTGTGTTGTGAATCTCTGGGACATACTTCTACATGCGATTAACCTGAGGGTTGTCTGAGGGATTATCTATCTTCCACTCAACCCATAGTGTATATAGATAATTTGTATCTTGAGTGGCATAAGCAGACGCATAATAATCTGCACACTCGTACATACGAGGGTCTAGAAAGGACTCGTAACGAATTAATTGCTCAATTGCCCATACTCTTGTTTCTTGCCTCTCTAAGCGGGTCTTAGGGTCCATTTTTTTACCTGGGGAAATTTTTTTAGATAGGGGTTAAGATATTATCGAATTATATCTAAGGCGTCTGGGAACCTTTGTAGGTTAGGGTAGTGGCTTTCTTTATATTTAAGGGGGCTAATTTAACTGCCAAAAGTATATTTTA